GCAGCCACGCCTGTAGCGCCGGAAAATCAACCTGCTGAATAATATGGACTAAGTATGGACCCGTTTACCCTCATCGCTGGCGCGACTGCAATCTATAATAGCATCAAGTCCGCCGTCGATGCAGGGCAGGACGTAATGGAAACTGCAGAAAAAGTGGGCAATCTTTTCAGTAAGGTTGCCCAAATTGTTACTATTGCGTCTACACCACGCAAAAAGAAATTATTCCAAAGCCAAGCTGAGTTTGAGGCTGAAGCGGTTAAGATTTATGCCGCCAAAGCCAAGGCTCAGCAAATGCAGTTGGACGTTAAAAATATGTTTGTGGGGCAGTATGGCCCTGCCGCATGGGAAGGTATTCAACGGTCAGTCATTGAGATGCGGAAGGAAGCTGCCCGTCAAGCTGCGGCTGCCTTGAAGGAACAGGAAGAAAACCGCAAGGATTTGATTATGGTTAGCAGTATTGTAGGTTTTCTGGTATTAGGCATTGGTGCAATTGGCGTATTTCTTATGATAACGGTGAAATAACATGGACATTCTTAAAACTTTTGGACCATTGCTTGGTTCAGTCGCCCCAACCATCGCGACGGCATTGCTTGGACCTGTTGGTGGCATGGCGGTTAAAGCTATATCAAATGCCCTTTTTGGTCATGAAAATGGCACTGAAGACGACATCATGTCGGCTCTTGCTAATCCAACAGGTGATCAGTTGGCGGCCCTGAAAAAGATTGATGCGGACTTCAAAGTTCAGATGAAGTCGTTGGACATTGATCTGGAAAAGATATCGGAAGAGGACCGTGATTCAGCCCGCCAGATGCAGATCGCTACCCGTGACTGGATTCCCCGTGTATTGGCGGTAGGCGTCACGCTGGGCTTCTTCGGCATCATTGCGTACATTCTGCACTTCGGTCTGCCCGCCACTGGTGGTGAGGCTCTTCTAATGCTTATCGGCACTCTTGGTACGGCGTGGACCAGCGTCATGGGCTTTTATTTTGGTTCGTCCGCTGGCTCTAAACAGAAGACGGATGCTCTTACTGCTTCTTTGGGAAATAAACAGTGAAAGATAATTTTGATCAATGTTTAGCCTTAGTCTTGAAGGAAGAAGGCGGTTATGTTAATGATCCCCGCGATCCGGGGGGTCGAACGAACCACGGCGTTACTCAAAAAGTATGGGAAGATTGGGTCGGTCATCCGGTGACGGAAGACGACATGAAAAATCTTTCTGTTCAAGATGTCGCTCCCCTGTACAAAAAGAATTACTGGGATAAGATAAATGGCGACTCACTTCCTCTTGGCATTGACTATGCCACTTTTGATATGGCTGTTAATAGTGGGGTAACCCGTGCAGCAAAAACCCTTCAGCAGGTATGCGGTGTGGGTCAAGACGGACAAGTCGGACCCGCCACAATTGCGGCTGCTGAAGAGGCAAACAGCCGTGAAGCTGCAACAAGAATTTGCGAAGCACGGTTGGCTTTTCTCCAAGGATTACCCACTTGGCCCACTTTCGGAAAAGGATGGGGTGGACGTGTCTCAAGGGTTGAAAACTTAGCATTTAGAATGGTAGAATAGAGGCGGCGCGGTTATTTCCTTCCCGCGCCACCTCCCTGACTTGGGGCCGATCAGTTTCGGGGCTGGTCGGCCTCCTTTTCATTACTGATCGTAATAATGTATTTACAACTTTGAACTACGGGAAGATTGGTCCCGTTGTTCTTGTAAATCCTCTCACTATCGATCCATTGCAACTCCTTCAGACCTTTTAAAGCACGAATCACCACCGCCCGATTCATGGCGGTTGCTTCTGCTATATCTTCAAGTGTAGCTACAAATTCCTTTGGGCCGTAATGATCCAAGATCCGGAGCATCAAAAGTTGCTCCCGCATCCGCGCATTACTGGTCCAAATGACCGTCTGGATCATTTCATTAATTGTCAATGGGCTTGCTCCTTGCCCGCTTCAAGAAGGTGCTTTAGATAATCCTGAGTGATCCCTTTAACTTTCTTAAAGGTCATGTCCAAGGTGTTGTCATCAAGGACTTCACGGTTCATCATGCAGACGATAAGCATCAGAGCAATGGAATGAATGATGATTGCATCCGACATGCTGTCTGTGACTTTGTTGTCCTTAACCATGTCAACCGTGGATTCGTTAATGAAGTAAGATAACTTATCCGCCAGTGGGAAAGCGTGGTCGTAGATGTTTTCCAACGGGCTTTCTTTTTCGTCTGCGTTAAAGCCTTCCGGTAAAATTAAAGCCATTAGTAAACTCCATCTGCATCAAGTGGGAAATTTTTATATCTGCCTACAAACTCATGTGCTTCACTTAGCGTATCAAAATCAGCGATATCGCTATATAAGATTGTTCTTGAATACAACCCAAGTTTGTTCCAACGCCTTACTTTAAATATAATCTTTCGATCCTTCTTATTGTCATTATCATCATAAGATTGTTCTTGGTCGACATCGATGATCCAAGTAGGTTTGGAACTAAACAGTTTTACAAGGGTTTTAATAAAGTCCATTTTTAATCTCTCCTAACTACAGTTCCATCTAATTTACGTTTGAATGGGGACTTTTTACCAAAAGGTAGCGGTGTCCCAGATACCTTAGCTCCAATGTGACGTGCTTCGCGCCGTTTAGCCTTTGCAATTTTACCCACGTCATCAGTCGTTTTTGTTCTATGGCATTTGATATGGGCCAATTCCCAGTTAGCCTCAATATCTTCCCCGCCCATCGCAAGAGGAATTCTATGCTCCAACTCCCAAGCCTCTCCAACATTTATCTTACCTCCACATATGTGACATAACCCGCCCCTTGTTTGAAATAGGGCCACCCGTTTCTTCGTCGATATTGACGCTCTCTTTACCACGGCCTTTGATGCTCTCTGCCATGATGCTCTGTACACAACCATTGAACTTCTAATGGTTTTGTATAATCGTTATGATGCGCTTGAACTTTTTGTTTTCCGCATATTTCACACGGCTTTCTTGTTAATTTTCCAGAACGCAATGCCGACCAAACCATAATATGAGCCTTTCTTTTTTCAGGATTTCTTTTAATCCAATTAAGTTTACTTTCTGTAACTTTTTCTGGGTTTTTTAACGCCCAATTTTTTAAACTTAATTGATTTTTTAATTTTCTTTCCGAATTGGTATGATACCTTCGTCTGTCATATTCCCTGACGTGAGGTTTTTTACTCCGTTCACGTGCATATAATTTTACGCATTCAATGCATTTGTTAAGATAGCCATCTTTCATTCTTTCTTTTTTATAAAAATGAAGATGCAAATCTTTAGTTTCATTGCACCATTTACACGTTTTCTTTAATTCCATTTTATCCCCCGCAAATCAGATTCTTTGCAGAGGATAGTTAAAATGGATTTAGTCGTCAACCCTCACCAAGGTAAATCTGAATCTAATGCGTTTTTAACGGAGGACGTTGGCTTAGGGGCAGGACGTGGCGCGTTAGAGAATGAACTCTTTGCCTCTGGCGGCTTCACTTCATCACCCATCCGTCCAGATATGAATGTATTGCCGTTTTTGGAAGTTTTGTTCCATAACGCAATCTCATAATCCTTGCCTTCAATATGGATTGAACCCCGCCAATCAGGCTGAGTGTCTTTAGTTTTACGGTCATTGGCGAACAATGTTACGTCGCCATGCTTCTTTTCCCATGCCATTTAATTACTCCATGCATCTACAATGTTGAAACCAAGCATCTTCTCCACCTCATGCAGAAGTTCATACTGGTTTATTTCTGGTATCACTTCTTCCGAAATTACATCCAAGGCGTTCTCAAAGAATTTACGGAACTCTTCCTGATCCATAGCATTAAAACTAATGGACTTCGCAACCCACCAAACTTTATCGTCATGGAACCTTACCTCTTCCACATACCCAAGGCGTATCTTCAACCAAAGTAGTAGTTGCTCCGGCCTACGATATGTATCGTGGTTCTCACAAATCTTCTGGATCAGCGCCCAGAAGAACCTATGTTGCTTGCTACTACGGGGGCGGCTTATCGTAACGGATAAGTCTTTCCCCGTAGGGAACTCCAACAAAGCACCTTCGTCCGCTAAGGAGCAAGGTTCCAATTTGCTCCCATTACGGCGGACATAAATGACTTCAGCCATTGCCTTTCAGTTCGTCCCTGCGTGACTTGTAATAGTCTTGCAATTCCTTGCGATGTGTAGGGAGAAGCATTGCGATCTTATCTTTGTTCTCCGTAGCCCAGTCAGATAATTGTTGACCGTCTTCGCACATTTCCATAGCACCTTTGATGACGCCCATTAACTTTTCACTGTCCGCTGGGGTAAGGCCGGGTTCCATTTGTTTTGGCGCTACCTTGCCCTTTACGGGAGT